TGATGCTACGAAAAAAATAGATGCGTATATTGAAGATAGCAACGTGACGATTTCAGTAGGTAATATCCGATTGACTAACATATTCACAAATAACAAGGATAAGAATGTTGAATATGAAGTGACTTTTTTTGGTGAGGTGTCGGACTTCGCAGCTAAAATAGGCGGTGGCTTCATGAATAGTTTGAGCCTATCTCAATACAATCACGAAAAAAGCTATGTAAATATTGTAAATAGTTGGAATGGTAATTTATTGGGTGGAGATGTGATATATCCTTTAATCGAGTGGGGCTATGATTATTTGAATGGCGAGCCAGTGCAGAATACTTTGTCTTATCGTGATGGCACACATTCAAAGAAAGGATTTACAGCTAATAATCATCCGTTATCAATCGACCAATTCAAGCCAGTAATTCGTGCTAAAGTTTTACTTGATGCTATCTTTAATGAGACTGGATATACTTACGAAAGTGATTATTTAAGTGGCTCGGATTTCATGAATCAATACGTTATTACCGAGCAAACTGATAGAGCAACTGATACAACTATTTCAAAACTTTCAGTAAGTGGATTATGGCAGCAAGTTTTAACAGCGGGTACAAGTGACATTATTTTACCTAATGAAGTTTATGATCCTAGTAATTCATTTGACACAACAACAAATAGATTTAAAGTTCCTATTCAATTTTCAAGTTTAGCAGACTATTATATTTTTACTATTCAAGGTTGGTTCAGAAATAACTTTTTAACTTCAACTTTATTTTGGTTTGAGATTTACAATGTTACACAGGGTACAACATCAATCCCGACAGCATTCACGGCACCAGCTAATAGTTCATATTATTTCAGTGGCACTATCAATATTGATAATTCTTTTGCAGCACTAGGAGATGAATTACTATTTAGGTTTGTGGCACCAGTTCCATTTGGTGGCTTACCATTAAACAATATTTCAGAAATGCAAGTGTTACAAACAACATCCGTTGGTAATATTGCGGTGTTAAATAATTTCTTACCAAACAACGTAAAAAACATTGATTTCTTAAAGGCTATAATTGAAAGATATAATCTTGTTTTAGAACCATCAAAAACTAAAGAAAAACATTTCATTATTACGCCATGGGTAGATTGGGTAGAACAGGGAGCGCAAAGAGATTGGACTGATTATGTTGATGGTAATGTCGACATCGTATCAAGTCCTTTGTTCACATCGCAACCACGTTCAAATACTTGGAGAGACGATGAAGATAGCGACTATGTTAACTACAATTTTCAAACGGCTACAAAAACAACTTACGGACAACTTGATTTGGATAGTAACATAGAAGTTATTACAGGAAACGAAGTGACGCAGTCGTTATTTGCACCTACTCCATTGTTACCGATTGGGAATTCAAGCGCAGAAACAAGCGCAACGCCCAACCAAAAGTTAGCAGCTAAATTCTTAATACCACACATCGCTAAAGATACAACAACGGAGCGAACACCAATAACTCCAAAATTAAGATTGGTATATTATAATGGCATGAGAAATGCGCCTTTAGAATGGCACGTTAAAAACGATGCGTTAGTTACTCAGCACTGGAATCAATACCCGTTAGTTAGTCAATATAGCGCACTAGATACAACAACTATTTTTAGAGATTTAGCATGGAGAAACGCAGCGCCTTTATGGGATATTACTCCAAGTGTAACGAACCCGCCAGCGAGAACATCGAGCGACCTATGGAATAACTTTTGGCGCAAATGGTACGAATTTACCTACGATAAATACGGGCGTATTGTTGAAATGGACATTGTTTTAGATTATAAAAAAGTTTGGGATTTAAAATTCAATGATAAAATCTTCATTAAGGATGCGTGGTATATGGTTAACAAAATAACCGATTATCAAGTAGGCAAACCAACGGCTTGCAAAGTAGAATTAATCCGAGTAGGTGAATCAATCTCGATAGTTCCAAGGCAATTAATAGAAGGTCAATTGATGTGTTACATAGCAAATCCCGAGACAATTTGTGATGTTTATTGTTGCTTTGAAAATGGGGGGGCAAATGTCATGTATTATGAAAGTAATGGGCAAATATTTTTAGACCCGAACGGGAATTTCCCAGCTCCAAGTGGTGTTTATTCTTACGGCGCTTCAAATACTTTTAGTGTAATAAACGGAATCATTACAACTTACCATGTAACGACTTCATGCGTATGCACAAGACCAGGTCAAGAAAAATTTGACGCATGTTTTGGAGCGAGTGTTATAGATGCTAGTTGTTGTGGTAATCCATTACAACCATTCTACGGATTTGCAAATGAATTATATAATTGCACCGAAGCATGGAGCGATATAGCACTAACAACACACGTTCCCGATGGATGGTATTACAATCCTGGCGAACCATACGTAGCAAGATACGTCAACGGATTATTAACAAATTTAGCTAACGTTGTTAGCTGCATATAAATAAAATTAAACTAAAGAAATACTATGGCAAACGGAATAGAAATACCTATTATTTTTCCAACGAATACAGACCCAATAGATAATGCAAATGAAAGTGTAAAGAGTCTAAAAACCCAATTAAAAGAAGCGCAAGCGAACGTTGCTGAATTAAGTGAAAAGTTCGGAGCAACATCAAAAGAAGCAGTTGAAGCGGCTAAAAGTGCAGCAAGTTTAAAGGATAGAATCGGTGATGCGAAATCCTTAACAGATGCGTTTAATCCCGACGCTAAATTCAAATCCTTAATGGGTTCATTGACTGGGGTTGCGGGTGGCTTTAGTGCGGTTACGGGTGCAATGGGTATTCTAGGCGGTAAAAGTAAAGACGTAGAACAAGCGATTGCAAAAGTGAATCAAGCTATGGCTTTGGCTAGTGGTGTTCAAGCATTGGGTGAAAGTATTGATAGCTTCAAACAATTAGGAGCGGTTATTAGAAGTACAACTATATTTCAAAGAGTAGCAACGGCGGCTCAATGGTTATGGAATGCGGCAATGAGTGCGAATCCGATTGGTGCGGTTGTGGTAGCTATTACGGCATTGATAACGGCTGGTTACTTATTAATAAAAATGTTTCAAAGTTCAAATCAAACTTTGGAAGTATCGAAAGAAGCCACTGAAAAAAATACAAAAGCAGTTGAAGAACAAACAAAGAGATTAGAAGAAAGTAGAAAGAAAAAAGAAGAATTACAAGATTACGAATTGCGTTTAATGAAAGCGCAAGGTAAGTCAAGTGAAGCCATTGCAAAGCGTGCCATCGTTATTGCAAAAGAGAATGAAGCCGAAGCGTGGAAAAATTACCACTTGAAAAAGAATACGTTGGAGATGTACAAAAATACCATCGCAACGCATGACGCAACGCAAGCTGAATTGGATAGAAAACTTGCATTAGAGGGAGCGTTTACCTCTCAAAGAGCTATCTATTTACAAGATAAAAAAGAAAATGAAGTAAGATTAAAAAATGCTAAAGAAAATCTAAATGGTGCTATAATTGCTTACAACGCATCGGTTAAAGATGTTAACGATGCGCAAGCAAAGACTTTAAAAACACAACAAGAATTAGTAATATTAAAAGCGCAACAACAAACGGATGCAAACAAAGCTGCAGTAGATAAAGAGAAAGAGCATGACCAAAAGTTAGCAGAACAAAGAAAAGCAAAGCAAGAAAAGATTAAGCAAGAACAAGAAAAGAATAAACAAGACGATGCACAATTTATAAAAGGATTAAATGCAGAAGCTGAAAATCTTGCAGCAGATACAGAAGAAAAGAAAGAAGAAATAAGACATCTAGCAGATGTAAAAAGAATCAAACAAATAAAGGATACAAGCGAAAGAGCAAAGGCTTTAAAAGTTGAAGAAGATAATCATGATAAAAGATTAGCAGATGCTAGGGAAAAAGACCAGGAAGCGGCTTATCAAAATGAAGTAAAATTACAAAATCAAAAGGATGCTGGCTTTGAAGAAGATTTGCAAAAGCAATTAGCTCATTATGAAGCGTTATTAGCAATTCAACAAAAGTATGGTAAGAATACAGTTGAAACTACAATCCAAATTGATAAGACTAAAGAAGATATAAACAAAAAAGAATATGAGAAACAATTAGAATTATTAAATAATCAATACGCAGACCTTGACAATGATTTAGTAAAGAAACAAGAATATAATGAAAAACTTTTAGTACTTCAACAAACATTTAAGGAAAAAACTATTGAAACTGAAAGAGAAATTGAAAAAACAAAAAAACAAATTGAAGAAGAAGAAATAGCTCGTAAAAAATCAAACATAGAAGCCATTGGCTCAATTGCGCAAACGGCTGCAAATATTGGTAGCTTCATTGCAGATAGGTTGAAAGGTGATAATGTTAAGGATAAAGAACGACAAAAAACGGCAGTAAGAGTAGGAGCGGCTAGTTCGATTGCGGGCGTTATAGGACAAACAGCAGCAGCGAATGCTGGCTTTTTAGCAAACCCAGCATCGCTATCGACTTTAGGACTTGCAGCAGCCGCACCGATTGCAGCAAGTATCGCATCAAGTACGATTGCCATTGCTAATATTTTAAACCAAAAAAACAAAGCCATCGCTGAAATTGACAATGCAACGGATAACTCAAATTCAAGTGGTGGCAAAGCACCATCCAAATTCGCAACGGGTGGACTTGTAACTGGGATGGGTACTTCAACATCGGATAGTATCATGGCTAGATTGTCAAATGGTGAATCGGTTATCAATGCGAAATCTACTGCAATGTTTGGTAATTTATTATCTAATATCAATCAAGCGGGTGGCGGTGTTGCATTCGGAAATCAAAATAACGCAAATCCGATATTTAAAACATATGTCGTAGCAAGCGAGATGACCTCACAAATAGAAGCCAATTTAAAATTAAAACAAATAGCACGTTTATAATGAATAGAAAATTAATAGAATTAGTAATTAGCGAAGATGGTGGAGTGGATAAGATTTCACTCGTTGAGGAGCCAGCCATCGAAGTAGATTTCATGTACTTTAAAAAAGAAACTGAAAAGTATCGTTTCGATAATGATTTGCAAATTGTTATAGGGCCAGCTATGATCCCCGACTTGAAAATAATTCGAGTTGACGACAAAGGCAATTATTATGATGTAGTATTTAGCAAAGAAACTATTTTGAAGATTGCTAAAAAATTCATGAAGGAAGCTCGCACAAACGATGTGAATCAAGACCACGAAAACAAAAAGAAAACAGGAACGTATGTTTATGAATCTTGGATTGTTGAAGATGAGAACGATAAGGCAATTCAAAAATATGGTTACGATGTGCCAGTAGGAACGTGGATGGTATCAATGCAAGTAGAAGATAAAGAGACATGGCAAAGAGTTAAAAACGGAGACTTAAAAGGCTTTAGTGATGAAGGTATGTTTGAGGAATATGAGAACGAGGAATTGTTCAATAAGATAAAAGGAATCGTAGAATTTGACGAAGATAAGGCTTTGGAACTTGCGAAAACTTTAGGAATAAAAGCAAGTGATATGGAAGAATTTGACTTGGTAGAAGTAGACGAAAATTTCATACGACCGCAAGGATATAAAGAAGGATTGACAGTTTACAAATACGATGGGCCGCCAGCTGAAAGAATCTTTTGTAGAACAATGTTATCTTTAGAAACGTATTTCACGTTTGAGGAAATTAAAGCAATCGCACAAGCTCCCGTTAACCCTGGTTTCGGCCCACGAGGTACGGATATTTACGACATTTGGAAATACTCGGGCGGTGCTAACTGTAAACATTTTTGGCGTAAATATTACATCAACGCTAAAGAGAAAGTAATAAACAAAGGTAGAGCGCCAGGACTTGCTGGAACAGCTCCATATGACCAACCAAATCATGGTTTTTTACCCAAAAGCGAAAAATAGTTATTCACAAAAATTGTTAAAAACTTTAAAACCAATATATAAGAACATGTACAAGATTAAATTAAACCAAATTAGAGCACTACTAGGCGTAGAAGTGTCTTTAGAAAAATTAATTTTAGCTGATGGAACTGAATTATCTACTGAAAAATTAGAAGTAGGTTTCCCAGTTTTTGATGCTGAAAATAACCCAGTTGGAGCTGGTGAACACACATTAGTTGACGGCACAATTTTTATGACAGATGAACTTGGTGTTATTACCGAAGTTATCAGAGTAGAAGAAGAAATGCCTGAAGTAGAAGCACCAGTTGAAGTATCAATCGAAGCAGCTGAAGTTGAAGAAGTTGCAGTTGATCCAATGGTGTTAGTTTACGAAACTATCATGGAGTTAAGCAACGAAATTTCTAAATTAAAAGAAAAAGTTAGCATGTTCTCAAAAGCGCCAGCGGTTGCACCAATCAAAAAAACTGATAACGAAGTTATCGAAACAACATTCTCAAAATTAGAAAGATTAAAATCAATTAAAAACCAATTAAAAAAATAAAAAATGGCATTCGATTTACAATTATTACCAAATTATACAGACCAATTATCAACCGACCTTATCAGTGAGGCGTTGTTAAAATCATTTACTACTGACTTCGTTACTATTCAAGCTGGTAAAACTGCGGGAACTTCTGCAATTAACGTTATGAATTCAAATGTTGACATTATAGATGCAACTTGTGGATTTGCAGCTGGTCAAGTAGGTGGAAACGAAACAGTTTTCTCTCAAATTCCTTTAGTAGTAGGTTCTAAAATGTTAAAGGAGCAATTATGCCCTGAAGATTTAAGAACTAAATGGACATCTTCTCAATTAGGTGCGGGTGCAAATCAAGAGACAGTTCCTTTTGCTGAATTAATCGCAAACAACAAAATGTCAAACATTGCTAAATATGTAGAAAATACAATTTGGCAAGGTGATGGAGCTACATTAGATGGTTTATTAGACCAATGTTTGAATACAAACGGAACTATCAATTCAGCGGGCGCTTATGCACAATGGACTACTTCAACTGCGATTGCAGAATTTTGGTTAAACGTAGGTTCATTAACTCCTGAATTACAAACTGAAGATGATTTAATCATGTACACTTCATATGCTAACTATCAAGCGTTAGTTGGTGCATTGATTAACACAGGCGCTTCAATTATCGGTACTTTCGCACAAGTTAGCAATGCAAGTGGTGTTAACGCTCCAAGTTCATTCGTTTTCCCTGGTACAAACATCACAGTGTTTGCAGCACCTGGTATCAATGATCCATTCCGTGTAATCTTAGCTCCTAAAAAATACATTTTCTTCGGAACTGGTTTATTAGATGAGATGGATACGTTCAAATTCTACTACAACCAAGCAGATGACGTTATGAATTTCAATGCTAAATTCAGACTTGGAACAGCGGTTTATGCTTCTCAAGTAGTATCAAACAAATAATCATAAAAAAGGGAGCTAAAAACTCCCTTATTTTTCAACTTTAAAAAATATTTAAAACATGGCATGTAGCATATTAAGCACGATGAACTTGGATTGTATGAGCGCTTTAGGTGGCGTAAATACTATCTACGTTTTTGCGGGCGACAATTTTGAAATCCAAACAGTTGCAGCAGGCGAAGTAACTTTGGCTGGTGGTAGTGGAGATTTCTTTCAATACAAATTTGCAAAAGATACTGCAAAATTAACAGAAACGGCAACGATTTCAAACGCAAACGGAACAGTTTTTTATACAACTGAATTAAGCGTAAACATCTCAAAAAGAGACGTTGCAAAAAGAAACGAATTTTTATTGTTAGCAAAGAATCGTGAGATTAGAGTTATCGCAGTAGATAACATGGGTCAATACTGGTTGTTAGCTAACACACGTGGTGCAGTTTTATCTACAATGGTAGGTGAAGGCGGTCAAGCAATCGGAGACATGAACGGATATACATTCACGTTTCAATCAATGGAAGCGGATCCAATGCCAGCATTGAGTTCAGCTAGTAGAACAGCAATCGCAGCAATCGCACCAGGTGCAACAGCAGCAGTTGGTGGATTTGATTTCAATACTTCAGCTAACTAATATTAACCTTTAAAAAAATAGGGCGGTGCGGTCAATCGCATCGCCTTTTTTTATGTCATGATAAATTTAATAGAAGGAAAAAACGAGTTTATAATTTACGGAGACTTTACTCAAAACATGAATGACTATCAAATCCATTTATTCAATGGCTTTGATAGGATTGAGCACATTTGTAAATTAGAGAACAAAACAAGTAGTACAAGATTTGCAGAATTTACCATTTATATTAACGATGGTATTACAGCCGATTATCATTTGAACGGATTGCCATTTGGGAATTTTGATTATACGATTAACATAGTAAATGACATTTACAATCGTGGTCAAGCTATTTTAATGGGAGACACCGAAGTACAAAAAATTGAATATATATCTGATAATGAAAAAAGCGAAAGCGTTATTTATGTAAGCTAATGAAGACAATTATAGACACATTAAAAGAGCCCGTAAACGTACTAAATGCAACGACTTTCGGAGTAAGTTTGACAACATTGCCCGAGGATTTAAAAATAGTTTTCTACATTGTATCAATTATTGCATCAATATTGGTTAGCGTGAAGTATTTT